AAAATTCCAGTTTTTCTCATATCCGAATTCACCCGAACACAAGTGGCTGAAAGCGTTTTTTTATCGGCGTATGGTTGCCTCAAATCAATACCAAACCGCATTGAAAAGAGTGTTCAACCATGCCGAAAACCAGTGATTGGGTCATCGTCGCTACTGCAGGAACTACCGTTTCTGATGGAAGAGTCATCAGCGAAAGCTGGATTAATGACATGGCAGAGTTGTATGACCCAGAAGAGTACAAAGCTCTGATCTGGCCTGAGCACTATCGAAGTGCATGGGCGGTATTTGAAGGTAACAACTGGGGTGAAGTTGAAGAGCTTAAGGCAGGAAAATTCAAAGACAAACTGCGCCTTTTCGCCAAGTTGGCACCGAATCATTATTTGCTGGAAGCCAACAAAGACGGACAAAAGCTCTTTTCATCAATCGAACCAGAACCGGATTACAAAAAGGAAGGACGTTGTTACTTGCTTGGCCTAGCTGTGACTGACTCTCCTGCATCGTCAGGTACAACACGCCTTCGATTTTCTCGCGTTCAAGGTCAATTCACTGAATTGGAGTGTAGCGCGTTGGAAGAATGGGATTTAACCCCGTTCTACAACCAGGGCAATGAATTCTCAAAATTCTTTGCGTTGTGCAAAAGCTTCTTTACTGGTGAACAACCAAATGACACCAACCAACCTCAGCCAGAGGACGAAGAACCCATGAACCAAGAACAGTTCAGCCAAGTGATGGGCGCCATCAAAGACCTTGGCACCAAACAAGGTGAGCTGGAAGAGAAGTTCAACACCTTCTCAGCCAAGCAAACCACCGAAGTCGGTGAAGAAGATACACCGGAAGGTAAACCCTCTGGCGGTCAGGGAACTGGCATCACGGCAGAGCAATATAGTCAGTTAACGGAACAGCTTAAAGGCATTGCCAATAAGCAGACTGAACTGGCTACTCAATTCGACCAGTTGAAACAGGAAGGCCCTGCAGACCAAGGTCCTGCTGATACAGGTGCAAGCACCAAAATGGAGGTGTTTTAATGTTAAATGCTGTTTCTACGCAGTACTTGCAAGAATTCACGTCTGCAGTGATTGAAAGTGCGAATGCGGTTGCTGGCTCTAAGATGTTCAACATCACGCCTCCGATGGAAACCAAACTTCGCCAGGCGATCATGGAGTCGGATGGCTTCCTTGGCATGATTTCCCTGCAGTTGGTTTCTCAAATCAAAGGTCAGGTGATCGATGTCGGCGGTGATGGTCTGGCAACGGGTCGCGGTGATGGCAAACGTTTCTTGGCTGATGTGAATCAGGCAGGCAATACCTACGAACTCACCAAAACAGACTCCGGTGCCAAGATCCTATGGGAACTGATGACGCAGTGGGCAAACTCAGGTTCGAAAGACGAATGGCTCAAGATGATGAAAGCCTCAATCTCTCGCCGTTTTGCGCTGGATATGCTGCGCATTGGTTTCAACGGCACGTCGATTGCGGCAGTCACCGATCCGGTAGCTAATCCGCTGGGTCAGGACGTCAACAAAGGTTGGCTGACCATCGTCAAAGAGAAAAAGCCCGCTCAGGTTTTGGCGGCGGCTTCCCTCGATGCCACTGGCGCAACGGCCGACTCCTACAAGAATCTCGATTCTTTGGTTCAGGACCTGATTAACACGACCATCGCGCCAGAGCACCGCAATGACCCTGATCTGGTTGTGCTGGTTGGTCACGACCTGGTGGCGGCAGAGCAGCATCGTTTGCTGGAGTCTGCCACGGTGCCTACCGAACACAAGGCGGCTCAGTCTCTGGCCAAAACCATCGCTGGCCGTAAGGCGTATACGCCATCGTTCTTCAAAGGCAATCAAATCTGGGTCACAACGCCTAAGAACCTGCAAATCCTCACGCAGGAAGGCACCCAGTGGCGCCGTCAGGTGAACGATGAAGAAGAGCTTTGCTACAAGCAAAACCACATCCGTATGGAAGGTTATGCGGTCGGCAACATGAACAAGTTCGCCGCGATCGAAGCCGTGAATGTCGTTGAGCCAGCAGCAGCTTAAGGGGTAGATGATGGCTAGTCCGTTAAAACGCCAGCGCGAGCAGCTTCTTTCCAAGGTTAGTACACAGGCAGGGGCAGTGGTTGCCGCCTCTGCTGCCACTCTCGACAGTCTGCATTTGCGCCTGATCGAATTTGAGCAAGACAAGCTCAAGCTAAAAGAGTTGGTGCAAATCGCTGAGAAAGTGAATCTCAAGCGCGATGTACTTATCCCCAAATATCAGCCAGTCGTCGAAGCCTATTTGGAAGCGGGTGAAAGCTATCAGAACCCCATCTTCACCGATTTGATTATCTGGCTATTCGATGTAGGCGACTTGGACACCGCGGTGGAGTGGCTGATTAAAGCGATTGAGCTGGACTTGCCAACGCCGGAGAACTTCAAGCGTTCTAGCTGGGCCATCGTCTGTGCTGATTTCGTCTTGGAATGGGCTGAAACGCAGCTGACTCATGGTCGATCGGTTGAGCCGTATTTCTCACAGGTGTTCGAGAAAATCGACAAAGAATGGAAGTTGCCCGAGCAACTGGAAGCCAAGTGGTACAAGTTCGCGGGTTATGGGCTGCTGTTGAACGAAAGTGGTGATCCTCAACCCAGTCAGGTTGGCAATGTCGAGCGATTAGAGCAAGCCAAAGCATTGCTGCTTAAAGCCCACGACAAGCACAACAAGATTGGTGTGAAAACCAAGATTGACCAGATTGATATGCGCATCCGCGCTATTCAGGAAGGCAAGTTGTAACGACTCCTACGCCGCCGCGCCTCGGCTGGCGAGGTTGCCATCACCTGCGTGGTGCATGGTAAACCGTCGACCCAGTGGCTAGAGGCGCATTTATTCAAAGGGTGAGGCATGTTCAACGGTACAGACAACAGCTACCAAAACACAGTGATCACCAATGATGGCTTTTGGCCTGATGTGAACGCCGGTGATTTTGAGCGCCTGCGTGGCACACCTGCCGCGCAAGATGACGAACGCATTTCCAATGCGGTGGTGAATGCCATTGTCTCCGTGAATAAGCAGCTCACCAAACTGAAAACCGAGTATCAGGCGCAAGGCCATACCAAGGCGGAAGACCTAGACGTGTTCCCGCAAGTCAGTGGCAAAAACCACGTGGTCATTCAGTACCAGAGCGCGGTTTTCGCTCGTGCCAAGGCCGACCTGTTACCGGACTTTGCGACCGTTCACCAGAAGAAAGAGGGTGATCACCTGGCGGAGCGTTCGGAAGAAACCAAAAACGAATTGCTGGCCGAAAGTGAGCGGATTATCCGTTCCATGCTTGGCAAAGGTCGCGCAACGGTGGAACTGCTATGAGCTATCGCGTGGGTTACAAGATGCAAGCGCTGCAATCGCACATCGAGCTTTGCCTGGGCAAACAGATAGCGAAGCAACTGGACGTGGAGATGGGCAACATTGAGCTGATCCTTTCGCCACGCAACATGGGCCGGGGGATGGACATCGCCTATCAGCGGTATACCGCCGAGTACTTGATAGACCGCTTGCCGTTCAAGAAATACGACCCGGCAGTCTTGTTTGCCAACGTTGCCGCCTGGTTAATGGATTTTGATGAAGATCGTGAAGAACAACTGGGTGAGCTCAAAGACCCTGACATCGACGTGGTGCTGGAAGATGAGAGCAACGCCGAAGTGCTGATTCAAATCGTCTTTGAAGAGCCCATCAAAATCCTTGAAGACGAAAGCGGCGACATCTACTGGCGAAACAAGCGCTGGAAGATTCAGGAATACGAAATTTGGGTGGCCGAGAGCCTGCGTGATGTGGTGATCCAGAATGCTGAAGATTGAAGCGGATGAACGCAGCTATCTGAGAGCAAAGGAGCAATTGGCGCTGCTGGCGCTGGATAAGAAAACCCGCCAGAAAATGTTGAGGCGTATCGGCGCGCAGATAGCCAAAACTACCCGCAAGAACATTCGCGCTCAACGTGATCCGGAAGGTCGAATGTGGCCACAGCGCAAGAAAGGGCGCCGGAAAATGCTGAAGGGGTTTACCCAGAAGCTGAAACACTTTCAGCGCGATAACAGCCGAACGCTTTTCGTTGGTTGGCCCAGTGCCCGAGGTTCGGTGGCGTTTGATCATCACCATGGAGTGGCACAGAAGAGTGGCCTATCAGCGCGTAAGCGTCAGGCGAAGAAAAACAAAGAGCCGAAGCAGACTGACCCGGCCACCAAAGAGCAGGCAAAGGCCCTTCGTGATTTGGATTTTCGATTGAAACCGCAAGGGCGGCAGAAGCGAGGCAAGAAACCGACGCTGGCATGGATAAAAGAAAACATGACCGTCGGTGAAGCGGCAAAAACCATTCAAGAACTGGAAAACAAAACGCCAGCGCGTGATTGGGAAGTGGGAAGACCAGAACGCCGGTTAATCGGAGTGAGCCCTAAGCGGCTGGCCATGATGATTAAGCGGGAACTCAAGCGAAACAGGAGCAAATAACATGGCATGGCCAACCGTTATTATCAAAATTCTTAACCTGATGAACGGCCCGATTGCAGGCGTGGAGTTCCACTTCCTCTTTGTCATTCACGGCACGGTTGAAGGTACCACCCGTAATCTCATCGTCGTTGATTCAACAACCGACCTAAAAGACAAACTCACTGGCGCAAGCGCAGAAGGTTTAGCCATTGTTCAGGCTGCTCAGTTAAACGGCAAGAGCGAATGGACGGCTGGCGTGATGATCTTAGATGAAGCCGATAACTGGCAAGATGCCATCACACTGGCGAATGAAACGTCCAGCTTTGAATTCTTCGCTCTTGGTTTCGATGCCGATAAAGCCATTATTGAAGCCGCTATCGCATTGCGCACCACACTGAAAAGCTCATTGGGGCGTGAAGTGGGCGTACTGTGTCAACTGCCAATCATCAACAACGACCCTGACGCAGGTCAAACTTGGGAAGAGTGGCAAGCCGCGACCGTTGTACTGGTCAATGGCATTGCCAGTGAATATGTCTCTGTGGTGGCGAACGTTCACAAGGGCGGCGACACGCTGGGCAAATACGCAGGACGTTTGGCTAATCAGGAAGTGTCGATTGCCGATTCTCCGGCGCGTGTGCAAACGGGTAGCGTTCTTGGCAGCACTGAACTAATGACTGATAAGAACGGCAAAGCGTTAGACCTCGCGACATTAAAGCTACTCAACGAAAACCGCATTTCTGTACCAATGTGGTACCCGGATTACGCAGGACAGTACTGGACAACAGGCAGCACGCTCGATGTGCCCGGTGGCGACTACCAGGATATTCGTCATATCCGTGTTGCGATGAAAGCCGCGCGCAAAGTTCGCGTGCGTGGTATCGCCCGTATTGCCGATCGCTCCTTCAACTCCACACCATCAAGCACCGCAGCGGCGAAGCTCTACTTCACCAAAGACCTGCGCGAAATGGCGCTGACGGGTGTACCCGGCGAAATCTATCCGCCAGAAGAGGAAGACATTGCGATCAAGTGGGTGAACAGCACTGATGTGGAAATCTACATGAGCGTTCAGCCTTATGAATGCCCGGTCAAAATCACCATCGCCATCGCGATTAAACAAGGAGTCACCGCATGAGTGCACGTTTCTCTGGCCGCAGTTTTGATACCACGCTGTTTGGCGAATTTGTTCACGTGAAAAGCGCAACCGCCACGATTAACGATGAGTCCGAAGCGGCGTATACCCGCGGTGTAACGGACGGATATACCGACGGCAAAGTGGGGTGCGATGTTGAACTGGAACTCGATTTAAAGCAGTTCCAAAAAGTACACAAAGCCGCGAAAGTCGCAGGCAGTTACCGCGGCATTGAGCCTGACGATGTCATGTTCTACGCCGACAACGGTGTTGACGAAGACAAGGTTGAGCTGTTCGGAGTGAAGTTCGTGCTTGCCGACATTATCGGGATTGATCCGGAAAGCCAGGACAAATCGACACGCAAACTCAAAGGGTTCGTGACCAGCCCTCTGTTCGTGAAAATTAATGGTGTGCCGTATCTGTCGAAAGACGATACCCGCGGCCTGATCAATTAAGGGCTGCGATGGACTTTTGTGATGATGCAGCGGAGACGGAAGCCAAATTCCAACAAATGGCGCTGGCGAACCACCTGGCAGGGACAAAGCCCGCTGCCAACACCGAAAGCGAAACACACTGCCTGGAATGCGATGAAGAAATTCCACAAGGGCGCCGCGACGCGATAAAGGGGTGCAAATGGTGCACAGCCTGTCAGGCAAAACGGGAGGGTTAAGTGCACGACTGGTACGAAAAAATCACCAACTACATTGTTTACCTCATGTCCGGCGCGGGCGTTGTGCTTGGCATGTTGAGCTTCGAACAGTGGGTATCAATTGTCATTGGTGTGATTGCATTGATTGCAAACATTTGGCACAAGCGAGTGATGCAAACCATCGCCAGAGAGAAAGGAATTTACATCAATGAAGATGGCTAAGAAGGTGCTTTGCAGTGTGACCGCAGTGATCGGTTTGGTCACTGGCGGAGCAGCAATGTACGGTGAGTCGTTCACGCAGCCAGTCGGCCAGGTGGTCATTGATGGCAAGTCCGTCGGTGAGCTGCGAATCAGCCCTAAAGGGTTGGCGATCACGGGCAATGCAGAAGGGTGCCGGTTGGACCCGTACACCTGTCCGTCAGGGTTGGTGACGAACGGGATTGGCAACACGACAGACGTGCCGCCAGATATCGTGACCATCGAGCAAGTGGCTGCTGATTGGGTGCGCAACCTGCAAAACGCCGAGCAGTGTATCAGCGAGGTTGAACGGTATTCAGGAAAGCGGATGACGCAAGGGCAGTTTGATGCGTTCACCTCCTTTGCGTTCAACACCGGGTGTGCACGCTTTAAGCACAACGCCAACCGAACTGACACTCAAATTTATCGCTTAGCCAAAGCGGGGCAGTTTGAGCAGGTCTGCCAGCAACTGACGCGCTGGGTGTATGGCGGCGGGCAAAAGCTTCCGGGACTCATCACCCGGCGAGGGCAGGAATATGCTCGATGCATGGAAGTGGATTAAATGGGGCGCATTGGCGGCGCTGTTGGTCACGGTTTGGGTGTTGTGGTTAAAGCTTGATGCTAGCCAATTAGAGCAAAAAGCACTGAGTGACAAACTGGCCAAAGCCAAAGCGGATAACCAAACCCACTTAACCACGATTGAAGTTTTAAAGGGTGAAAGTGAGCAGGCCAACAGCCTGTTGGTTCGACGGCAGCGGGAACATATAGCCGCAGAGGAAAAACTCAATGCAGACATGGCAGCACTTAAAGCCGAACTGGCCAATGTTCAGTGTTCTATTCCTGGCTCTGTCACTGACCGCTTGCGCGAGCCCTACTGATAGCGTCGCAACGCAGGTGATCGTCAAGTTTCCACCTGCCGGAATGTTGGTGCCGTGCCTTAAACCAAAAGTAAAAGGCACCTGGCCAGAAGTCATCACCGAAGATATTCCCGAGTTAAAAGCCGCACTGACCCAGTGCGATAACCAGATTGAAGATTATTTGAAATGGCGTGCGCAGCACGAACAACCAGAGAGAGAAATACCATGAGTACGAAACCTGTCTTTGCAGTAAAACCTGTCACTGTCGCCATTGCGGGCACAGATTTTACTTTTACGCCGACGGTTACCGACGCGAACAACTACACCAACGGTGTATCGCTCGATAACAAAGTGGAGCCGGCCCGCACCTATCTGGAACGAACCGTCGACAAAGAGCAGAAAGCCGCGCTGGTTGAGCTGATGAATACCGTACCGGGGCTGGCTGTTGAACTTCACCAAACGGTGCATGAAGCCTCTAAGGGCGGCATTAAGATCACGCTAAAAAACTAAAAGCGCGGGTAGAGCGCATCGATGAGAACGGTATCGAGCAAGCGCTCACTTTGCGCCGGCATTTGCTTCCTGGTGAAGACTATGAGCCGCAAAGTTTAGCCCGCGCCCTGTGGCTGGATGAACACCTTAAAAAACGTGAAGAAATCGCCATCATGACTGCAATCTCAAGGCTGTTTAAGAAATGAATGAAAAGCTGCTGATGACCATTGGCCTGATTGATCAGGTCACCAAACCACTGCAAGGCATCTCGAAAGAGATGCACAACGCGATGGATACCAAAAAGAACGGTATGCAAGACATGGCGGCAGGTGGTGCGGGTTTGGTCGCGGCGGGGTTTGCGATTCAAAACGCTTTGATGCCCGCGATTGAGATGGACCGGAAAATCGGTGAAGTGAAATCACTGGGCGTGACTGACGAAGCGTTAAAGCAGCTATCTGAAACCGCCTTAGATTTTGCCAGTGAATACGGGAAGTCTGCGACGGACTTTGTCGCGGCTTCTTACGATATTCAGTCAGCCATTGCGGGTCTGGATGGCAATGAGCTGTCGCAGTTTACTAAAGCGTCAGGTGTGTTGGCGGTTGCAACCAAAGCCGATACCAGCACCATCACCGCCTACATGGGCACCATGTATGGCATCTTCAAAAAACAAGCGGCTGAAATGGGCAAAGGCGCATGGGTGGAAGAGGTGGCAGGACAAACGGCGCTCGCTGTGCAGATGTTTAAGACGACAGGCTCGGAGATGAGCAGTGCGTTCACCAGCGTGGGCGCGAACGCGACCTCTGCAGGTATTGCGATGTCTGAGCAGATGGCCATCCTCGGCACGTTGCAATCCACAATGAGCGGCAGTGAAGCAGGTACCAAGTACAAATCGTTCTTAGCGGGGGTAGGTAAAGCGCAAGACAAACTCAACCTCTCATTCACCGATAGCCAAGGCAAAATGCTGCCGATGCTCGATATCCTCGACAAGCTGAAAGGCAAGTTTGGTGACACGCTGGACGTGGCCGAATCGGATGCGCTCAAAGCGGCCTTTGGCTCTGATGAAGCGGTCAGCCTGATTAAGCTGCTGATGGCGGATACCGACGGGCTGGCCAGCAGTATGGAACAGCTTGGTCAGGTGAAAGGGATGAGCAAAGCTGAGGAGATGGCTTCTGCGATGACCGACCAATGGGAGCGCGTCGAAGCGTCCTGGTTTGCCATCCGTGCCGCTGCTTTTGGCATGATCCTGCCCGCCATTAACTCAGTCACAGGCTCAATTGCTGATGGTCTGACCTGGCTCACTGCCATGACCAGCGAATATCCACTCCTGACCGAATTAATGAGCTATGCCGCCATTGGCGCAGTCTCGCTTGGCGGGGTGGTCGCTTCGCTGTCACTGGTCATGGGCATTGGCAAAATGATGTCTTCCGGTTGGGCAGTAACGATGGGGACGTTAAACGGTGTGATGAAACTGCTGCGCCTTGGCACCATCGCGATGACGGCCTCTGCCTGGTTATTCAATGCCGCGCTGTGGGCAAATCCTATCACATGGGTTGTTGCGGGCATTGCGGCGCTGGTGATTGCCGTCGGTGCAATGATTTATTGGTGGGATGACTTGAAAGCCTCATTTGGCGACACCGCCGTGTTCAAGTTTCTGGCAGACACCATCGATTGGGTGATCGACAAACTGAATATGATCCCCGGTATTGACATTGAGTGGCGCGCCGGTGATATGCCGCAAACACCGCAGGCTAACGTTGCCGAACAAGTGGCAAAGACGGTTCCACCCATGCCTGATATGCAGGCACTGGAAGCGCAGCGCCCGGATGTCAGCACGTCAGTCATTGATTACAAGAAACCGGAGAACGCACCGAAGCTCAGCCCAAGCATGGTGCAGAACCTGAACAGTACGCAGAGCAGGGAAATCAGCCACATTAGCCAATATGGTGATGTGTACATCACGACACAAAACGGCCTGACACCGGACGAACTTGCTGAATGGGATGAACTCAATGCCGGATAAACAATACATCGACATCAAAGTGATTGACGGCGGTTGGGCCATCGATGCCGGAGAGCAGCCAACTCAATGCAGCGACCTGTACAGCATCGCGCAGGACATCAAACACGCGATCATGGAGAGCGGATTAGCCCGCCAATTGTTGGCTGAACGCAACCCGGTATTACGCGCTGATGTGCTGTTGCAGATTGAACAAAAGGCCGAGCTGGATAACCGCATTATTCCGGGGACCGCGGCGGCGACAGAGAGCACCGCTGGCAACATTACCCTGACGGCGCAGGCTTATGACTACGATGACCCTATCCAAACTGAGGTAAGCGCATGAGTAAACGACCGACCGCTGACTTTGTGGAAATCCTAGCGGATGCCGGTATTCCGGTGACCGAAGACGAACTGGAGACGAAGCTCAAAGCTGAAGTCTCGGGTGCAGGCAGTAACCTGTCGAACGACTCGGACATGTCGCCGTTCTGGCGTTGGGTTCGCGCGGCGGTTGTGACGCCGGTGGTGTGGTTGATCCGCACTTTACTGGCCGGACACGTGATGCCCAACCTGTTTGTGGCCACCGCTGAACGCTGGGCACTAGAGCTTAAAGCATGGGAATACAACGTCACGCCTAAAGGCGCGTTGAAAACTCAGGGATGGATAACTCTTACCAAAGAAAACGCCGAAGATGAGGTCAGCGTCGCCGCAGGTACTATCGTTCAGACCACCGCGATTGACGGCGTGATCTATCAGGTAGCCGTGATTGAAGATGCCGTCATATCGGCAGGGTTGGCCGTAGGCAAAATACTCTGTGAAGCCACGGATGCAGGTGAGCAATACAACCTCGCTGCCGGCTATTTCAACATTCTGCCTAAAGGGGTTTCGGGGATTGTCTCTGCGGTCAATGAACCGGACTGGATTACCACACCAGGCGCTAATGAAGAAAGCGACGAAGAACTGGCGCTGCGTCTGCAGAACGCGTTTACCAGCTCAGGGACCTGGCACATTGATGATGTGTACCGCTCAATCATTTCAAGCGTGGCGGGCATTCGCAGTGACAATATCTTTTTCGAAAACACCGGTGATGTAACGCCAGGTACGGCCAACGCTTATGTCCTGATGGAAGTCGGGGAAACGCCTCAAGCCGTTTTAGACCTGTTGAATCAATACATCATGGACGACGGACATCACGGTCATGGAGATGTGCTGACGTGTCTTGCCATTCCGGAAACGCAGCATGCGGTGATTGCCGATGTGGTATTCGCTCGCAATCTGACTGAGCAGCAAAAGGTGAACGAGCTGCTGGAAGTAGAAGAGCGCGTTCGCGCTGCTTTTCGCGAAACTGCTGCGTACCCGGAGATGACCCGCGCCCGACCGGAAAGCCGCTTCAGTATGTCGCAGCTTGATACCGAAATTCACAACCACATGAATAACGTGGTATCGGTGCGTATCACCGTGGATGGCTCCGTCCAGAAAGACATTGTGAGTCTATTAACTCAGCCACGTATTCAGAGTTTAACCGTGCAGGAACTCGCCGATGAGTGACTTCGATGAAAACGCACCGCAGCTAATCCAAACGCCGACACCTTGGTGGCAGGATGGCGAAACCACTTCTGAGGAAATCAAAGAGCCGTATTTCCTAAGCGGTGGTGTGTTTACTTTCTTCAAACTGGTTCGCACCTGGTTACTGTTTCCGCTGAACCAGTTCGATGCCCTGACATGCAGCGAAAAACTGCTTCGTCTTATGGCGTGGGATCGCGACATCAAGCGGTTTGACGGTGAGCCATTAGAGCTGTTTCGCAAGCGGGTGAAGTATGCGGCCATTAATGCCAAAGATGCGGGCAGTGTGTTTGGCTTTAAGCGCATTTTTGCCCGCCTGGACATCGGCATTGTGGCGTTCAAAGAGCGGGAAAATACGACTGAGTGGGATGTGTGCACGATTGAGCTGAACGACAGTGTTATTTCCCGTAACAGCAAATTAGTTCAGACGCTCATCGAGCAATATGGCCGAACGTGCCGGCGATACCGCTTTCAGGTGACTTATCCAAATGAAGTTTTTATTCGGCACGGTGAGTTCAGCCACAACTTTGCCCAATTCCATGCTCGTAACGAACAAAACATGGTGGTGACATTAAAACCACAATCCGTTGAGCACCAACAACAGTTATTTATCGCCACATTTGGAGGTAACTCATGAGCCTGACGGCTATTCCATTGCAGTTTGAGGCCTATCTGCAAAACCAGATCAGTATCGGCAGCGGTCCGGATATGAACGAGATGATTTTTGCCTATATTCCAGACCTAGATTTAACTCAACCGATTGACCGTTCGCAAGGCCTGCCGGATGTCTCGCTCTGGGTTCACCAACAGGATATCGATCAGGTGGGTAAGCTGGGTGATAACGCGCTGGTATATTCCGTGGTGATCCCGGGTTCGGTGGCAGCCTTTACTTTCAACGCTATCTATCTGCGCGATAAGAACGTACCGGACTCCTGCGGCATGGTGGTGCACAAGGCGGATGAAACCAAAGAAAACGGCATGGCGAGCACTAAGTCACTCATGCAGCAATACACAGGTGCCGCGCAAATTGCAGGTATCAACGTCGATGCGTCAACGTGGCAAATTGATTATCAGGCGCGCTTGTTCGGTATCGAAGATGACATGCGTCTGGTGAACTTGGACAACTACGGGCACACCGCGTTTGTGGATGGTTTTGATGTACTGCAACAGGCCGACACCATGAAATACGCAATTTCGCCCGGCGTGGCGTATGTGGGTGGTTTGCGAGCAGTACTGGATGGCCAAGTCATTCAGACCATCAACACCAAACCCAACGGCCTTTATCTCGATGTGGTGCGGATGGGGACGGCGCTTTCTCAATGGCAGAACGTTGTCACGGTTCGTCTGTCAGAAGTGGCTCTGAGCGACTACGTTGACGAAAATAATCAACCGCACTATGTCGCCAAGCTGGCGGGCATTAATGCTGATGGCACAGTTGCTGACTGGCGGGTGAAAGGTGGGCTGGATGCGCATGAATCGCAAGAGAACCCCCATCCGCAGTACATGATGTTTAGTGATGTTGCTGCACATTGGGCGTCTTTACCCATCGGCATTCCTGTGCCTATAAAAAACGCTCAACTGCCCCCTACCAATGACACTCGTTTTCGTTACGTAAAACTGACTGCGGATGACCCTTATAACACTGGAGTTCTTGGTAGCAAGGTTATCTCAGGCACTGCGCCTAATTTAGTGGTTTCAATGACGGTTACCTCTTCCCAGTCACCATTGAAAGGCAACGTACTGCGCATGCTTAATACTATGAACGCCTACGCCAAGCCGTCAGACGTAGAAGGCCAGATTGTTCAAGACTCAGTGCGAAACGCGGTCGGTTCATTTTTTGGCTCCGATGTTGCTAACCCTGCAGGTGCAACAGGTGTTTTTTCTTCCACGGTTGAAGTGTCAACCCCGGCGTCAGAATCTTACGCAGCTAACGCAAAACATAACCGTATCGATTTTGATTTGTCATCGGCGGTCCCGACTGCATCAAGGGTAGAGACATTTGCAGAAGGCTGGACTTATATCATGAGGATCTACTAATGGATTTGGCAGAAGTGTTACAACAGAAGTTCTTCGCTTTTGATGATGTATTGATGGTAGAGGCAGTTGAAGGGGCTATCGAAATCACTGAACAACAGTACAACGATGCTTTAATAGCGAAGATGGCAGGACGTAAAACGTTTGTTAAAGCGGGCGAGCTAGTCATTTTTTCTGGCGTTATGCGTAAAATCTGGAACTGTGAAGACGGCTCGGAGAAAGAAATCGACGAACACGATCTCATTCCGGAAGGCTGGACAGACAAATTGCGAAAAACCACATTTGATCGCTGGATTGACGGTAACTGGGTGACTGACCATCGCGCAAAATACATCGCTGATTTCGACCTGGTGGATAGTTGTCGCCGTAGTCTGTATTTCAGTATGGTTGACCCTTTGGTCTCGGAAGCCAATATCAAGCGCTTGCAAGGTAAAGATGCGGAAGCTATTGAACTGGAACAACAGGCGATGGCCGCCCGTGAAAAAATCCAGTTTGATAACCCTTGGCCAGCGGTACCAGAGGCCTAACCCATGTGGCAATCCTCTTCGCTAACCTGGCCACACTCCGCCGCTACTATTCAAAGCGAGGCTGAAGCCGTTACCGGGCAGGTTGGCCAGACGATGGCGGATGCCGCAGGCCGACTCGCAAACCTTGAAAGTGACGCCAATTTCGGGCGTCACGCCTTAAGTATTGAAGCTGAAGCTCTGCTGGGGCTGCACGCCGAACTGGATTCACTACTGATCGCCGGCGCGGTGTTAAGTGCCACACCGTATCAGTTTCAGGTAGGCGAAAAGCTCGATTCCGGCAGTTACCTCAGCCCGGGCAATGCGGTGAAAATCTTGGCCGCCAAACTGCGTGACCTTTCAGACCGCCATAGGCCAAACGGTCAGTTGCATGCTGTTGCCATCATGATGACCGGGCAAAGCGTCAGTGAGTTTGCCGCCAAGCTAGAGCAAATCACCGCTGTGTTGACGCTGCCGGATTGGACGCAAGTGGCGCGGCAGGCGAAGGCAATGGTGACCAACGAGCGTGACAAGTTACACCAACCTGTCGCCATGGTTCAGCCACGTTTTAAACCCTTTGCCACACTAAATGCGCAGCCATTGGGTGACTACTTTTCAGAGCAAAGCGCGCAACTCGCCACGTTAGAATCGCTCTCCAGTGACAGCACTCACGTCATCGGGAAATTGCAGGCACTTGCCGCAAAACGTTCAGCGGTATTGAGCGATATTTCAGAGGCCATCAACAACCTGAAAAACCTGCAGGGCAGCGTGTTTTCCATGTCACTGAGTGGCACGGCAGAAAGTATCGCCACTCAGTTGCAAAACACTGCGGCGCCGAACAATCATCAGCTCACCATCGCCAGTCTACTGCTGAGCCATGAGCCACTCACGTTTTGGGAGGAACTATTGTGTTCGCCTTAGATGGTCAGACATTCAATCTCAAAAACATCAGCGTCGGGTTCGAGCGCGAATTCAAAGCGCAGGACATGAGCGGTATGTCATCACTGACTGACGACTCAGAGCAGGGAGAAAAAGCCGCAATGCTCGATGTCTCCGGCCTAATCGCGTTTAAAGACCTTGCTCTACTGGCGCAGCTTGAAAGCATGAGCAACGCCAAAGACGAAAACGGCGATCGCTTGACGTACCGCGTGGTGAATGATGTGGCCAACGCATTCAAGGTAAAAACCGTGAAATTCTCAGGTCGGTTCTCCGTTACGCCGCAAGACAACAAAATGGCGTGGCAGGTTGCCTTCAAACTCAAAGAACACAACAGCGTGGCCGAGCAGAAAGAGCAGCGCCAAAAAGACCAGACGAAGCCAGAGCAGCGTGAAAACACTCGCTTGAAACAAGCGCTGCAACAGAATGAAGAGGCGACGCAATGAAACTGACCAAACGCCTCTTTATCGGTAATCAAGAATACGACTTAGCCAGCCACAAAGTCAGCCTGAAGCTTTCATTGGGTGGCAAAGCCATCTTTGTCGTGAATGCAGATGAAGCGCCAAAGCAGCTGGAATTGGTGCGTTTTGATATTGGCTACGAGCAGCAAACGGCCCCGTACTTCGAGGGCTATATCGAGAACGTCGCTCCTGCAGCAAACGGCGCTTTTAAGCTCACGGTCAAAGAACTCTCCGGCGTCCTGTCAAAACCGCTCCCTCTGAGTGTTGAACACCCAACCATGGGCGAACTTTTCGAACTGATCAGCGAAAAGACAGGCTTGGAATTCAAACTGCCGGATGCCGATTACACGCGCCGTATCATTCCCAACTTCGTCAATCAGGGCGATGGTTACCAGTGCCTGGACAAAATTGGCAAAGCGTTCGTGGTACCCGATTGCGTGTGGTACCAACACACTGACCAGGTGGTGTACTTCGGTTCGCATCAGGACAGCCACTTTCACAACAAACCGATGACCATTCCGCACGAATTCACATCGAGGCAGAATGGTAACAGTGTCACCTTTGTGCCGTTCCCGATGCTTCGCCCCGGAAGAGTCGCGTTTGATAAGCGCATTACCCGCGTTGATCTGGTCGGTGATGAAATGACGGCTTACTGGATGGACAACACCACGCCCGCCAAGCAGCGCGAAATCTTTGATGCGTTGCCGGAAATCGCAGCCGGGTACCATCTTCCCATCTTTGGTCGTGTGGAAGCGGTGCGTGATTCATCCTGCGCCGGACAAACCGCCGATCCATTTCGTCCGCGCTACGCCGTTGATGTACAAATTCTCGATGAAGACATGCAGCCGAACGCGGCCATTCCCGTGTATCACTCGATTCCTCTGCCGGTTCACATGAGCGGCCACGAATTCGGATTGCTCGCGTACCCGCTCGAAGGTTCAGTCGTGGAAATGGCATTTGCCTATGGCCGCAGCGATCGGCCAATCATCCGCGGCGTTTACGGGCGGGAATTTGCGTTACCGTCAATTGAACCAGGTGAACAACTCCAACAGCAGCGTGAAGAAGTCAGCCGCCGCATTGATGCCGCTGGCAACATCACCGATAAAACAGACCAGACCTTTACCACTCAGTCACACCAACGCGTTGAACAAGCCGCGCAGTACATGGCTACACTGGGGAGTCACCACTTGGATGTGAAAGGGCATAGTAAAGAGAACATCGTAGGCAAAAAGGTCATTGAAGCGCAGGGTGCGGTTGAGCTACTTGCCGGCGATAATCTGGAGCTGGGCAGTTTGGGCAACATCCACATCGCGACCTCTGGCGAGTTGGTCATGGTGATCGGCAAGCTGAGAAACATCGTCGTCGCGCAAGATGACAAACTCAAAGTTATGGGGCAAAGACTGGAAACCATCGAGAAGGACTGGGAAGCGAGCGCCGCAAACATGCGCTTCACCGCTGACCTAATCACCATGAACAGCGGCAAAGGCGTAGTGCAGGGCGATTGTATTTGCGCATTCACCGGAAAACCCCATTCCGACCTATCCAGTACCGTTAAGGCAGGCAAATAATGGCAGTTACAGTAGAAGCAACCAAATCAGAGTTAATCAAAGAACTTGAAGCAAGAGGCTTTGTGACTAAAGGTGATCATCAAATGAACGATGCATTTATGGAAGCCATAGCCGCTGCGTTGAAAACTGTAATTAACAGAGATGCCAAAGCGAACGTAACAAGCGGCAGTTCTGCCGGACAGTGGCCGATAGAGTAACGCTGGGATCTTGACATCATCACACTCCGGTTCTAATTTAACCTTAACTCCCTGATTCACTCACAAGATGTGACAGTTGATATTTGTAACCAAGATGTCCTAAGGATGCATGGTTAAGGGTAGCGCCTTTATCAACGGATGAATCCTCAAACGAGGCATTGTGAATCCTAATTGAAGTTGAGTCCAAGACTCGCTTCGCCAAATATACCGCGCTGAAAAGGGCATTTGGCTGAATTAGGAATCTGTTTATGCCTATCAAAAAAGTCCCGCATTGTTCGCCTCAAGCGGCAAAACACTATAAAAGCATTTCATATGAAACGATGCTAGCCAGTTGGTTGTTGCAAGATGGCTGGGATGTGTTCATGCCTATGATTGACCATGGGCTGAAAACTGACGTCCTTATCTCAGACGGCGAGTATTACTATAGAATTCAGGTTAAATCTCTCGAAAGTAGTGATGAATCAACATTGGTTCAAGATCAGTGGCATGGCGCGAATATTGACTACGTTGTTTATTTTTCTCGATGTGCAAGCTGGGGATTTATAGCCAAGCCATTTAAAGGAAAGAGGGCGGTAAACCACAGAGAACATATACGATTCCATCAAGAGCCAACCAACTTTGCAAAGTCTTTTAAGAGGGCATAAGTATAAGTTCTCCATAAGGCTAAT